GCCGCCCCGTTCACAGATCCGAACGGGCTCTCGTCGAGATCAACGAGACCGATGAGAGAGAAGGTGTGGTCGAGAGAGTCACAGAAAGTTTAACTATTAAGGGAAGATGTCTATGTATTCACGGCCGGTCGCCTATCTTGCGATAAGCCCGCTTACATTGTCACGAGTGAGGGAGGAGAACTGTCATTTCCATGAAATGAATCATAGATCGGGTTCCCGCCAAGCCCGCTTCTTTGTTTCACCACAAGCGTACCTAATAGTTCGGGCAGAACCATGGCAGAATACATATCTTGCCATAGCCTGGATACCCCTAGTATTAGACTAGGACGCGGAGGTCACCACTCATGGGATACAAAGTACCACCTTACACATAGACACCGGACCTTGTCCGATAATAGTGAACTGATATAAAGAGGAAGGAGAGAGAGAGAGGATCAGACAAGCGCAAGACCTACAGCCTTGATAATAGGATCTATGAGCGCACGATTTGAGTCGTACATCCCATAAACCTTCTTACCAACACGTACAGAACCCCTTAGTAACGCCTTAAGCGTATCTAAGTGGCCCGGGTTACACGTAGCAGCAGGCATCGCAAGGAGGAGGTGGAAGAGGGCCTCGAATTCAGCATCCATAAAAGGTGTAAGAACCTTTTCAAATAACTGGTTAGGAGTTCTAAACTCGAGTAACCAGTCCAGCTGGATTTTGAAGGACGAAACCGCACCACCACCCCAACCATCGACGTTGACGATCAGGACCTCGGACTCTGAGTAGGATACCTTCTTGTTAGAGACGGAATCCACCTCAAACTCGTCAACCTGGGAAGGCATCCATGTCACAAAAGCTCCATCCTTCGCCGGTCCTTGATAACGGCGGTTAGCAGGTAGTACGCTTATGGCGCCAGGTACATCGCCGAAATGGGCGGTGCTCCTAGGGGCACGAGCGGCACTAATGTTGCCACCGTTAGCAAGTTCGGGAGAGGTGTTTGTAGCAAGAATAGACATAGAGATCACCCTTCCTGAGTCGATTCCAAGATCGAGGATCGTCTTACTAGCTGCCAAGGGTAGGGAGTTAGGGGCTGTCGCAGTCACCTGCGCCAGATCCATACCCACATCAACATGCACCTTAACACCGTAGGTTTCCGTAGCCGGACTCGCGAGGAGGTCAAAACCGAGTGCGAGAGCACCGATCGGGACAGTCCCTGGAGCCGAAACGACCTCAGAAGCCATACATACACCACTAGAGAAGGCCGTCCACACATTCCCAGCACTCAGATAGTAGATTGCGGGGTTAGTAGGATAGTCAGCTTGGTTCGCTCGAGCAAAGGTAAGACCAAACGTGGCAGGACTAGCCACGAGGTTAATACCCCAAAGAGTCTTCGCAGCCCCGTCCGTGATTTGGACTGGGTTGAAGATAGTCTCCACTCCGCCATCAGAGGCCACAATCTTTGAGAGACTTGTGACACCATTCTTGCGGATGATATCGAGCGATAGGCCGACCATTCCCCTAGCCGCTGGCACCGTCTGGGCCGAAGCTGTGGAAATATACCCGGGTAAAGAAAGATCCGGGTTCATGACCAAAGTGAAACCTCCAGCCAGGGTGGCGGAAGTTACATCTAGTTGTTTATGGATGTGCCGAACGCACACCTGGTGAGGGTAGTTCGATGGTGTAACCTGCAAACCATTGGGGCCTTCCGCCTCGATGGGGAGCAGGTATTGACGTGCATATTGCGCATTCCTCTCGGAGAAGGTTTTCACGATCTCCGCTCTCTTCTTCATATCGAGAACCTTTCCGTTCTCCACTTTGTTCTTCTTCGAAATTTGAGACTTCATATTGCTGTATGGGATACCTGGCAATAACAGCGACTATACATCCTATAGAAAGCTGGTGCTCGCAACCGTGTAGTCTGTCGGCACTCCGTGTTGATCTCGTCTGAGGTTGACTAGCAGAGGCAGACCTTCTTAACGTTCAAATCTTCATCTAACACGACAAACCTCCTCTTTGCTTCCGGATCGTCCCTTGGGGAATCCACCAGTTATTACCGATCACTCGGTAGTAAGTCTAGAGAGGGTGTAAGTGTATTAAACAAAAATCAAAAATAGAACGCAAAAGAAGGTGGCGACCGCCGTGAGAGCTCAGCTCATAGTAACACTTGGCATGGAACTATTAAGGAATCCACCCACAAAGATTTCGGGTTTCATCCACCATTTTGGTTGCTTAACTATAGGACCCCATGGCCAGTTTAACGTCATGTCCAGGACGATGACCAACTAATCGGGACCCATCACATCCTCAGAGAGGTAGTGGGCCATTAGTCTCCAACCTTCCACACCCGGGGTGCGTTCAGGCATCTCCCCCTTAGAACTCAGGTTGCTTAAGCCTGAAAACCCTTGAAACTCCTCATGACCGGGGGTCCAGTAGATGTATTTGTCTACCGACACCCCCAGCACGTGGTGGGGATCATAAGGTACCTCGTATATACGTGGCTCCTTCTCTAAGAGACGGGAAGTCGACATACGGGGCGTGTTCTCCTCACGGAGGACACTTAGGTTCCGAGGGAAGCGCACTTTTTCTGGAACATCCGGATCAAAGGTGTTCTCAGCCAGAAGCGCAGAAGGGATTTGGTCGTCAATTGGGGTTGTCACGAAGTCTTCAAAAGGTCCTTGGTAACTGTATGGGACCTCAATTAGCCTATGAAAGTGCTTATTCTTAACGACAATAGATTCAGCTTGTCTCACGATCCCGAGTGCCAGGCCATGAGGGTACTCACCTTTCTTCATCTGGGCTCTCCTACGCTCTTCTATGAGAGTCCCCAGGCGTCTTTGAAAAGATGTTATGTGGAATGAATCAACTGGTTCTAGGCCCAGCCCACCGCGCCATCGAGGGATGAATAGGTTATACTCTCCACTGTTAGTAGAGGTAACCACATCCCTGATATTGTAGTGAATGAACCTTCTAAGAGCCCTTTGGGGGTCAGAAGATCCACGAAGCGTCTCTTTCCACAAAGCATCAAGAGGTTTGGACTTGACATTCTCGCGACCAGTCACCTTAGACTGGCCCGTGAGGATACCAACATTAAAGAAAGGGATTTCCGTGAAGAAGTCTACGCCATTACGAGAGCTATAACGGAACATACAACTATTGATCATTAAAATGGATCGATGAACGTAGTTCTTACCCAAGGAGAGTTTGAACATAACTGAGTCGATTTTGCGGAGCCACAACCTATAGAATTCCTTGTTACACCTAAATAGGATATCATCACCATTCACGAGCACTGGTAACGCCGTCGGGTCTACTTCCACCTGGAAGTATTCCTCGAAGGTGTCCCAGTACGCAAGGAAGTTGACGATACACAGGATAGGGAAACTCACGATAGATCCCATCAGTTGACCATTTCTTTGGAAAACCGATCCCTCATATCGTGCTTTAGGCTTTTCTTTAGATCGCGGATCGACAGGGTAGATAATCATCTGTTCGTATAAAATCGAACGGAGAACCTGCCTCAGTTTATGTCCATAGTCTTGAGCCTCCAGGGGCTTCTCGTAGACTTTTTTTGTCGCTTGAATATTAAGACCATCAGTAGCAGCACTATAATCACCAGACACCCACTCACTGTCATCAATATCTTCACCGTCAGGTCCTTTTCTTGAGAAGAGGTATCGCTCAGATGTCTCCGAGCTATACCCAGCTTTTGAAAGGATTAGAGGAATAAGGAGTCGCTCCCTAAGGAGGATTCCATGGAGCTCTGACAAATCAATTGTCCTACCGGTTAAGCGGAACTGAGGATACTTCTGTAAGTAATTCCAGAGTCCTTTTTGGAAGAAACGGCCAACCCATTGTCCATAAGCGTCCCCCTTAGTTATCAGCCGAACCTTCAAAGGTTCTAGGATAGCTTCAACTTGGGAGGTGTAAAAACCGACCGTGTTAGGATGCCAAGAACTCGGCACGTCGTTTGAGAAAACAGTTGTACCCCAATCGGAGCGGTCTTTCGACGACTCCCGAAGGTTGTCCATTGCCTTCTCATACTCCAGTTCCCATTCATAGTCAGTTTTATAGTGCTCCAGGTACTCAAGGTGGGCCTCTTTCTCCCGCCGGTAAAACGGGTACAGTTTCCTGCCCTTCTTAATCTGTCTTTGCGACCACTTTGCTTCCTTAGGGATGGAATCCAGGGACTCATACATCTCATCGAGGGTCTTACAACCGTCGTTGTGATACATGAGCACCCAGTCATCCTCCGGCATGAGGGGCTCTATCATCGAGAGTTCGGAGTTTTTCCATTCTTCGAACGGGATGATGTGAACCTCATGTTTCGGGACGTAAGGACGAGGTGGACCAGACTGTGTGTTGAGGTTTGACCAGGCCTGATCGAGGGCCTGACCAAATGTGAGATGTTCTATACCAGTTCGGAATTCGGCAACTTCCCCTGGAGCTATCTCTACTAGTTTATCGAGATAGTTCGGGATGATGATCCTTGTGCCGGATTGATGGCCGTCTAGCTCCGTGATCTCCTCGCCCTCCTCTCTGATCCTTACTTGGTGTTCAGCCGGGCTAACACCCAGTGATTCCGAGTGGCGGATCCATGCTCTCCCACCACCTTCCGACCGCGGCCACTGTAAGGTTGCCGCTGAAGATGCCTCGAGTAATCGAGGCGTAAGTGATGGAAAGGGGTAACCATCGACGAAGCGCTTTGGACCGGACTCATCAACCCTCTTTTTCCTCCGCCTTTCGGGGAAGAAACGTTCGACTAGATGGTCGAACCACTGTGGTAGATGAGTCGGCTCCTCGCACATCGCGTTCCGATGGGCCTGCATAGATCCTTTTATGAAAGAGTGAGGGACAACAGCACAACCTCTCTTAACTCCTTGGAGTATAGAGTTGAAAAGCTGTGTGTTTTTGAGGGAAAACGAGACCAACCGATTCTTGAGGAATCGCTTTAACGAGCCGGTATATCCAATAGGGTGTCCAATGAAACCGTCAGGTCTTTCGGGTTCAAGGTTTTTGAGGTAACGAGCCATAGGCCATACAGTTACAAACTTAGCATACTTGACAAATTTCTCTTGAGGCCAAGATGCTGCGAAGAAGAACAAAGAGAGTTGACTCTCTAGAGGGAAAGATGGGACCTTGGAATCATGATCGTAAAGGACCTCTAAATACGCGCGAGCGAAGAAGAGGGCCATATACGCTGATGACTCCTGCAGCCTAAGCTTCATCTTTCCTTCTCTTCCGGAACGGATGCTTTCTGAAAGTTCAGACATTCGTTTTGGGCAAAGTGGTGGGGGGGTTCCATGATCAGAACCCCCCCCCAACGGGGGCTGCCCCTTAGCAGTCCCCCAAAAGTCACAGGCGAAGAGTCGCTCCAACACACTAAGTGGAAACTTAGTAGTTAGAGCACGTACCTTTCCAGTAAAAAAGGAAAGATACTTCTTCGAGGAACCTGCGACCACACCTCCTTGGCCACCCAAGGTCAGGATGGTGATAATCTCATCGAGTAGGGTTAGTGCAGATCTGCACGCCCAGGTGAGCTTCGATGTTTTGTCGG